TTGTGTTAGTTAAAGAAATATGTAAAGAAATTGGATTAAAATAATGCCTGACATAGACATTGATTTTTATGACAGAGAATCTGCTTTAAAAATTATAAAGCATATTCCTGCTTCTAGATATGAAAATAATGAATTAAAGAAGCATAATACTGGCATATATCTTCATCAAATTCCTGTAGATAAAATTAATAATATGTCAAGTATTGATTATGACGTTGCAGAAGATCGTGGATATTTTAAAATAGATTTTTTAAATGTAAGTCTTTATAAAGATATAAAGAATGAAGAACACTTGCAACAACTAATGAATCAGGAGCCGTTATGGGATCTATTGGAACAAGAAGAATTCAGCAAAATGTTGTTTCACGTCGGAGGTCACGGGTCTATCTTAAAAATGATGAAGCCCCAGAATGTAGAACAGTTAGCAGCAGTATTGGCTATGATACGCCCTGCGAAGAGGAATTTGATTGGACTACCATGGGATACGGTGATGACACAAGTGTGGATACGCCCTGAAAACGACGATTACTTTTTTAAGAAAAGTCATGCAATAGCATACGCAGTCGCAGTAGTAGTTCAAATGAATTTAATATGTGAAAAAATTAGTTACGGATTTTCTTAACAGCTCTTACTAACTGAATACTTTTTCTTTTAACCCGTTTCTCGGCTATCTCATTTAGATTTACTATAGGGCCAAAAACATGCTCAACATCTTTACTATTCAAAGTTTTTATGTACTTTTTGTAGTCTATGAGCTCGCCTTTGAGGAATATGTTGATTGGGATTTTTCTGTTACTTTCCCACCACCATTGTTCCCCTAAATCTAGGAAATTTTGACGAAGAGCGTTGTCCACTATGGCTGCAAGGTCATAGATGCTTGTAACGCTTTCATTTTGATTGATTATGATCCCTACGATTTCAATATCATTGCATCGTATGCAGGTCAGAAACGGAAATGTTGTTTTTAATAATTCGTTGACTTGTTTCACCATTGTTTATCGATAAATATTAGTATGTTGAATTTACCAGTCTATTTATATACACCAGCCATCCGAGTTTTCGTAGATTTGGAAAATTCTACCAGGAGAGGGGTAGAGCAAATGTACCATGGATATGCAACCATAGCAAAGGGGTTGAAAAATACCTTAAAATTTGTATTTTTAAACGGAGATCAAAGGCCTATAGATGTTAGTTCTAAAACCTTTGTTTTTAAAGTATTTGATAGATATACAAATAATGAAGTTTTAGAAGAGAGTTTAACCATTATTGATGACGGCACTAACTATAATGTTCGTGGCCTAGCGTCTGTGACTTTGAGCGGCATAGATACAAGGAACTTAACTACTGGGTTATATAATTACTCAATTTTAGAAGTAGACGGCGCTCAACTAACCGCATCATATATTGACGGCTCATATTCTATGAGTGGTAATTTGGAAATCACTGATGGTGTTGTGCCAAAACGTATTCCCAGTGAACAATTAACATTTACTGAAACTCAAAATCAACTGTTTACTGCTGGCCCCATAGCTGCCAACAGAGATGGAAAAGGCAATAATCTTTTACATACATTTCAAATTTATTTTACCAATTTTACCGGATCCTTAGTAATCAAAGGAACTATGGAGAACGATCCGACATTATCATATGTAAACATACAGACACTTAACTATACCAATCAAAATGGTACGCTATCAATAAACTTAACTGATATGCGTAATATCAATTACTTCAAATTTGAATATACTAGAACCTCTGGTTCAATTGACAAAATACTCTTTAGAAGTTAAAATATAATGTATGAGTCAACTGCAAATAGAACTGCTTTCCTACCTACCTTTTAAAAGAAAGCAGACTCTTTCTGGATGGTTGAGTTTTGATGCACCTTGCTGTGTACATAATGGTGAAAGCGCAGATACTAGACAGCGTGGCGGATTTATCAATCATGCCGTAGAAGGATTTAGCTACCATTGTTTCAATTGCGGATTTAAAACTAGTTGGCAATCTGGAAGACAGCTATCAATAAAAAATAAAAAATTTTTTAATTGGTTAGGAGTTCCAGATCATAAAATTAATGAGTGGAGCATCGAGGCACTAAAGCTATTAGATAACTCAGATTCAAAAAAGAAAGAATATAAAGAGTTCTTAGAAAAAGCATTGCCCATAGACAGCATACCATTAAAAGATGCTATATTAGAATATCAAGAAGCTATAGAATGTTTAGAATATGTACTAAACAGAGGTTTAGATTTAGAAACTATAGACTGGCATTATTGTCCTTTACCAGGATACAAAGATAGAATCATTATACCATTTAACCATTCTAAAAAATTAGTAGGGTATACTGCTAGGAAAATAAAATCAGGTTCTCCGAAATATCTAAGTGAGAGTCAAAGTGGGTATGTCTTTAATGTAGATAATCAGAGCTATAAAAGCAAAGTAGTATTTGTAACTGAAGGACCCTTTGATGCACTGGCAGTAAATGGAGTTGGTATTCTTACTAACATTCCAAATGAACAACAAACTGCTATTATCAATAGTTTAGGTAAGACTGTAATAGTAATTCCAGATAGAGACTACCCAGGTATGAGTTTAGTTGAATACGCTATGGAAAATGATTGGCTAGTTTCTATACCAAATTGGGAAGAGAGTATTAAAGATGTCAGTGAAGCTGTGGAAAAATATGGTAAGTTATTTGTAATCAAAAATGCCTTAGACACTGCTACAGATAACAAAATAAAAATAGAATTGTTTATGAAAAAACATCCAAAGGAGGCAGCATGAAAGAAGTAAGACCTTATACTAGATGGATTGATAATCAAGGTAAAAAAATTTTAGTAATTGCGGTAGTAGAATTGGATAAACGTAGATGGGTTTATTTTAGAACGATGATTACTGATGATGAAAGTCATGGAGAAGAAAGTTGCTATCTAGAAACTTTTATAGAAAGATTTAAAGAAGATATATAACAATATGAATAAAACTAATTACGGCTTTGATATACAAAAACTTTATCTAGAAATGTTCTTGAGTGATGCAGAAACATTTGTTAGATGTCAGAACATTTTTGATTCAGAAAATTTTGATAAGAAGCTTAGAGATTCGGCAGATTTTATTAATACATATGTAGACAAATACAAGATCATGCCTGAACTAGAAATAGTTAACACTAGTTGTAGTTCAGATTTTAAAGATGTATCAGACTTGCCAAAAGAAAATTATGAATGGTTGTTGGATGAGTTTGAAAGATTCAGTAGACATAAAGCACTAGAAAGAGCAATTATTAAAAGTGCTGATCTTCTGGAAAAAGGGGAGTTTGGTCCTGTAGAGATTATGATCAAGCAGGCTGTACAGATTAGTCTCAATAAAGACATGGGAACAGACTATTTTGAAGACCCACGTGGTCGTTTGATGGGTCTTAAAGACAAAAATGGACAAGTGAGCACAGGATGGCCAGTATTCGACAAGAAGTTATTTGGAGGTTTCAACAGGGGAGAACTGAATATCTTTGCCGGGGGATCGGGGGCAGGGAAGAGCTTATTTTTACAGAATTTAGCCATAAACTTCAGTCAGGCGAACTTAAACGTATTATACGTTACTCTGGAATTGAGCGAACAGCTAGTAGCTATGAGATTAGATTCTATGATGACTGGTTTGCCGACACGAGAGATATTTAAAAGTATTGATGATGTTGAATTAAAAGTTAAAATGGCAGGAAAAAGCCAAGGAGCAATACAAGTAAAATATATGCCTTCTGGAAAGAATATTAATGATCTACGGGCATATATCAAAGAGTATCAAGTGAAGAAAGGGCATAAGCCTGATGTTGTATTAATTGACTATTTAGATTTGATGATGCCGATCAGTGTTAAGGTCAGCCCCAGTGACTTGTTTGTTAAAGACAAATATGTATCAGAAGAAATTCGAAACTTTGCTATGGAACAACAATGTGTATGCGTCACTGCATCTCAATTAAATCGTAGTGCTGTTGAAGAAATTGAATTTGATCACAGTCATATCAGTGGAGGATTAAGTAAGATCCAAACAGCTGATAACGTCATAGGTATCTTTACCAGTCGTGCTATGCGTGAACGTGGTAGATATCAAATACAGTTTATGAAAACACGTAGTAGCAGTGCTGTAGGTCAAAAGATAGATTTAGATTTTAATCTTGACAGTTTACGTATCACTGATCCAGGAGAAGATGGTGACGAGTCTAGCTTTAGCCAAGGCGGAGGAAGACCACAACCTAGTTCCGGAACTGCAAGTATACTTGACAATCTTAAAAAGTCCAGCACAGTAATAGATAAAGAAGATAGAGAACCTTCTGAAGGAGTTACTGCTGGAAAAATTAAAGGCAAATTAGACGGCAGTCGTATTAGAGAAATGCTGGCAAATATTAACTCAGAAAAAGATTAAATTACCCAGCAGTCTTTAAGTGACTGAGGAAACTAGTTTTATCTGTTTTCCATTGTTCCGGAGTACCTTGCCAATAAGAGGTCATAGAACCAAGACCTTTACCTTTTGGTCCGCCTAAGTACTTACCCAGAGCGGTTGCAAAAATTATTTTCCTGCCAGTAGGATTTCCGTCATCGCCAATCTCATCTGTTTCACTGACTTCAAAGTTTCCAACTTTGTATGAATTTGCTAAAGCATATTGCATACCATTTTCAAATTTTGGATCTACTTCGTCATAGGCATGCCACGTATTGGCACCAGATTTTGTTTTATAAGCTGACTTAATAGACCTGGCGGCTTCTTTTGGATCTCTGCCACTATCATACATTATACCAAGACCTGTTGCCGCAACATCAGGATCCATTTGGCGTATGGCGCCGCCGTGTGTAAACGGGCCCATTGGATTTTCATCGTGATCATGTGGACTATCTATTGCTATAGATTTGCCTATATTATAACCTGCTCTGTTAAAATCATTGGCAGAATATATATGAGTCTTTACTTGTTGGTCAGTTATGTTAGGAAAGTAATGTCTGAGACTGCGTTCAATACTAGCATCGTCGTGGCCTGATCTATGTAAGAAATTAGCCACAGCATTCATATCACCGCCACCGCTTGGCAATTGTTTGATTGGTGGAATTTTTAACACACCTGCTGGAGCATTTGGATCTTGAAATCCCTGATGATCACTATGTGAGATAGCAGTTCCTTGTGGAGATATAACCATTGTGCCATCACCTTCATAATTCCAAGGAGCATCCAAACGGTTTGGCAAGTCATCATGTATCCCTGCTTTACGACGAATATCTATTGGCAGTGTTTTCCAATCTTGACCTTTATATTTGCCATGTTGTATTTGACGCCAAGCTTCTTGACCATCCTTAGTCTGCATTTGATCCCAAGCTTCTGGATTGCTAATAAT